GTAAATTATATATAAATACATCAGATGATAGTGAGTTATTTGCAAGTGCATTTAATAGAAGCCCTTATTCAGATGATGAAGATGTTGTGACATTCCAAAATGAAGCTTTTGAAAGTGAAATAACAGAAAAAGCTAATAAAAAAACAATAGATATAGATGAAGTAGAGCAAATGGAAGCAGAAATAATTGATGAAGATACGAAAATAGATGCTGAAGTTGTAGAAGAAACTCAAGAGGAAGAAGATTGTCCGTTTTAAAAGTTTTAGCAAGTGGGAGCAGGGGTAATTGCTATTTACTTATTACTCCTGATGAAACTCTAATAATTGAAGCAGGTATCAAATATAAAGAAATTTTAAAAGGTCTTAATTACAAAATTGACAAAGTTGTTGGATGTTTAGTTACTCATGAACATAAAGATCACTCTAAATCAATTAAAAGACTTAACAGAAAATGGAATAGATGTATATTCAGCTAAGGGTACTTTTGAAAAGTTAAACATAAAAAACTATAGGACTAAAATAGTAAAAGCTAACAAAAGGCAACAAATAGGAAATTTTACTATTTTACCGTTTGATGTTATTCATGATGCAGAAGAACCTTTAGGATTTCTTATAAAACATCAGGACATAGGAACTTTGTTATTTATAACTGATACTTGCTACTGTGAATACAACTTCAAGAATGTAAATAGTATCTTGGTTGAATGTAACTATATCAAAGAAAATTTAGAAGAATATTGCATAGAAACAAGTTTAAGCGTTCGTATAAAAGAATCACATTTTGAACTTGAAAATGTAATTGACTTTCTAAAAGCTAGTGATTTAAGTAAGACAAGAAATTTGATGTTATTACATTTAAGTGACAAACACGGAGATAGTCAAATAATGAAAGAAAAGGTAGAAGAAGCTACTGGAATACCTGTTTTAATAGCAGAAAAAAGCACAGAAATTATATTTTAGGGGGTAAAAGATGATAAAAGCAATCGTAAATAATGGAAAAGTAGAGGTAAACATAAAAGGTGAAGACAGAGCAAAAATGTTGACTGAACTAGCATATTTAAACTATGGAGTTCTAAAAGGAATGGCAGATGAATGTGATATAAGTGAAACAAAATTATTAAACATCTTAACTACATCAATAGAAAAAATAATACAACTAAGAAGTAAAGATATAAAAATCAAATCACATACTGAAACAGAAGAAACAAACATAGAAGAAGCTTTAAAAGGTGCAATAGAAAAGCTTGCAGAGTTATTAAAAGACAAGGAGTAACTATGAAAGAAAGAGTAGGAAATATAAGAAAGATAGATAAATTAGGAAGAGTATCTATACCTGCAGAATTAAGAAGATTGTTACACATAAATAGAGAAACTCTTCTGACAGTAGAGTATGATTCAATTTTAAAAGAAATAAGAATTATACCTTTAAAAGAAGAAAATTAACTAATAAATATCCTAGGAGGCGTAAAACCTCCTGGGGCTATGAAAAGGTGATGAATATGGGAGGCAAAATAGCAACTGATTTAGAAATAAGAAAGTTAAAAAGATTGTATAAAAAAGGTTATAGTGCATTAGAAATAGCTTACAACATAAACAGACCTGTTTCCTTTGTAAAAAAATATATAAAGAAAATAGAAAATAAAAAATAGTAAAATCTTGAAGGGGGTTAATATAATGGGAAGACCTTTTGGAAAAGTTGACAAACAAGATTTAGTAGGAAAGAAAATAGGAAAGCTTACAGTTGTAGAGTATGCTGGAAAAAGAAATAGAGGAAAAATAAAATACGATTATTACTTATGTAAATGTGAGTGTGGAAATGAAAAATTAGTAGTTAGATCCAGTTTACTAAAAAAGAAAGTAAAAAGTTGTGGATGCTTGAGAACAAGTAAAAATATTAAAAATGCATTTGTACCAAAAGTACAAAAATTAGAAAAAACTAATGGAAATACAATTAAAGTTTATAAACTTAATCCAAATGAGCTAGATGCATATTTAAAAGAGTTAAAGACGAAAGAAGTTCAATATGCTGGAGTTAGAGGATGGTGATAAAGTGAAAGTTTTTCAATACGTAGCTCTTATGAGTAAAGGCAGAATAGAGAGTGATAAAGACCAGGTATTTAAATATTTAGTTGAAAACTTAAAAAGCTCTTGTGATGTTATAACTGATTTAATACAAATAGACTTATGTAAAAGTAATTTTTATATAAAAAATTGTACAAAATTTAAAAGTTGCAAAGATTGTTTAAATTACTTTTTAGACTGGGAGGTTGATTATGAAGAAGTGCAAAGAATGCAATAGAGAATATGAAGATCCTCAAACTGTTGGAGACTTCTTTGGAATATGTGATGAGTGTTATAAAGAAGAATACAAAAAAATAGAATACAACAAATACATAATGCCTCTTCTAGCTGAAAATTATATTTCTACTATAGAACAAATGATGAAAGTAACAGAAGAACAAGCTGAATTTATTGGAGCGGTAGCAAAATTCGAAGCAGAAAGTGGAACAAATGAAGAAAAAGAACATATAATCGAAGAATTTTTTGATATGATTCAAGCATCTTTAGGACTTTTAGACAAAATGGGATTAATCAATCTCTTAGAAGAAGGTCGAATAAAACATATGGCAAAGTTAATCGAAAGAGGTTGGGAGTTCAAGAAAATGATATAAACATTCAAGAAAATTATTTTATCTACAAAATTAAAATAATGAGGTGGAATGTTTGAATAAAGATGTTATGGAAGAAACAGAAATGATTTTAAAAAACATGAAATTTATAACTATCTATATACAGCAAAAGGAAGAACATATAAAAAAGATAAAGGACGGAGATAGGGGGGCGATAAAGGCAGTTTGTAATGATATGGTTAAATCTTCTCCAACTCATGCAATTAATAGACCTATAGAAAATGAAGTTATAAGAATAGATGATTTAATTGCAAAAGTTGAGGGAGATATATTTGAACATAAAAAAAACAGAAAGGTGATATCAGAAGTGTTTAAAAGCATGAGTGAAAAACAAAGAAAGATATTTAAATATATTTACTTTGAAGAAAAAACTCTTAAAGATATTGCCGAGGAGTTTGATTGTACAATAGCAAATGTACATTACATTAAAAAGAAAATAATCGAAAAAATGGCGGTGGCTTTATTTGGCCAAGAGGCATTGAAAGGGGAAGAAAAATGATAATACATAAATCAATAATACATGTACTAGATACAAATAGTGATGCTCCAATATTAAATGACTATGAATGTAAAAATAGTTTAGAAGTAGATAAGTTTTTTCAAAAGATAATAACTAGAGTTTTAAAAGATGATGATCTAAGAAAAGCAAAATTCAAAGATTACAACGATAATATCGTAAAAAATTGCTGTGAACAAATAATTTACGATGAAAAGACATTCTTACAAAACTCAAAAGAGATAGCAGCATATTTATTTGAAGTAATGCAACGAAATAATGAAATAGATTCTTGTGATTTAGCAATATGTTTATACAGTGTTAAAGATGAAAAAAATGTAGCAATTATAAAACTTGATTATAAAAAACTTTATACTCATTCAATAGAATATGTAGAAGATAAATTTAACATACAAATCGCATCAAATGAGATAGGTATACCTGAAACAGGCCGACAAAAGCAATGTGTAATAGTTGGACCTAATGGAGTGAATGATTATTATCACTTTAGATTATTAGACAAAGATGCAGAAAAGGACCAACTAGAAACTAAATTTTTAACAGAGTTTCTAAATGCTGAAAAGATAGAAGATGATAAATATAAAACAAAAGTATTTAAGAAAACTGCAGATAACTGGATAACAAATGCAATATCAGAAGATTTGAAAATGGCCGAAGATATAAGAAGTATGCTTAATTATACTTTAAAAGAAAAAGAAACTCTAGATGTTAAAAAATTTGCTGAAAATAGTATTCAAGACAAAGAATTACAAGAAAGCTTTAACGAGCAAATGGAAGATAGAGGTTTAACTGAAAACTTTGAAATAGACAAGAAATGGATTGAAAAGAAACTTAAAAACAGAAATATAAAAACTGATACTGGCTTTAGTATAAAAGGAAAGTTAACAGATTTTGAAGATCCAATGAAATACAGCTTTAGAAAAAACGAAAATGGAACATTCGACATAGTATTAAAAAATATAACTTTTTATGAGGAAAAATAAGCTAAGGGGATATAAACATGGAAAATGAGTATAAAAGTCATACAATCTGTGATATACATGAAAAAATGATTGATTTACTAGAAGAACTAATAGAAAATGTTAGTTCAGTTACTGGAACATACAATACAGTAGAAGAATTAGAATCTATAATCAGTAACATGACATATGAAATTAAAGATATAACCGACTTGATAAAAATAGCAAAGGAAAAAGGTCAAAGCATGGAAGATAGATTATATCTTTATAGAGATGCAATAGAAGGTTTAGGATTTATTAGGAAGAGTGAATAAAATGGAATTTGAATGTGGAAATCTCACACAGTTTGGATGTGGCCGTATGGACGGAGTAAAAGAAATTATGGCATATAACAATGATGGTATATGCACGAATATTTGCTGTTATGGATGCGAAAAATCTAATTCATGTGTTTATAAATGCAATAGAGTAGATTGGCCAGATGAAGAAAGAAAAATTAATTATAACGATGAAGAATTGAGACAAGAAAAACTTTTAGGAATTAAATGTTATAACTGTGCAAAAGAAATCAATCAAGAAGGTCATAAGATGAATATTAGAAGTGATGAAGCAGATTGTGTATGGCTATGTGATGATTGTTTTCATAAGGCATGTGGAGACCAAAGTAAATTTGAAGATCTAGAAAGAGAAAGATTAAAATACGAATTTGAACAAGAAGAAATAAAGCAAGTTGATTATGAACAACTGACATTCTTTTAGGAGGGAATATGATAAAGATACAATTAATAAATGATAACTTTCAAAACTACAAAAGATATGGAATACCAAAAGCACAACTTGTAATAGCTGATATTCCATATAACGTAGGAGTAAATGCATACGGAAGTAATCCAGAATGGTATGTAGGTGGAGATAATAAAAACGGAGAAAGTAAAAAAGCCGGAAAGATGTTTTTTAATACAGATAACAATTTTAACATAGCTGAATATTTTCACTTTTGTAATAAACTGCTTATAAAAGAACCGAAAGAAAAAGGTAAGGCACCTGCAATGATTGTATTTTGTGCTTTCGACCAAATACAAACTGTGATAAGTTACGGAAAGAAATATGGATTTAAAAATAGTTATCCATTATTCTTTATAAAAAATTACTCACCACAAGTTTTAAAAGCAAATATGAGAATAGTAGGAGCAACTGAATTTGCAGTTGTACTTTATAGGGATAAGTTACCTAAGTTTAACAACAATAAAGAAATGGTTTTTAACTGGATGAAGTGGGAAAGAGACGGAAAAGAATATCCTAAAATACATCCAACTCAAAAGCCTTCTAAAGTTATAAAAAGATTAATTCAATTATTTACTGATGAAGGTGATGTAGTTATAGATCCAGTGGCAGGAAGTGGAATAACACTAAAAGTAGCTAGAGAAATTAATAGAAGTGCATACGGATTTGAAGTAGATAAAAAATTCTATGAAAAAGCACAAAAAGAAATGCTAACAGTTAGTGACCAGTTATGTTTTATATAGGAGGATAGAATGGACGATTATACATATAAATGTGAATTTTGTGGGAAAGTTTACGACTGTAGAGAGCAAAAACATTATACGATTGACATTCCTGGAGAAAAGTTTTTAAAACAAACTTGTAGTTTAAAATGTGCAGAAAAGTATAAAGATAGATTAATAGAGGATGCTGAAAAAAGATGTTTAAATCTAAGACAAAATACTAAAATTATTGAATATAAGGATGAAAGATGAAAAAGAAAGATTATATTTATGATAATGGTAAAATAAGAAATTGTGTTGCTAATATACTAAAAATGAATCCATTTGAATGGTGTTATTATTCGATATTTCATTGGAATTATTTAGGTAAAAAGTTATTGGAATTAATTGATTGCTTAAAGGAAATAGCTTTAAATCTATTATATATAATCCAAATAATAATTGTTATATTGTTAATGCCTTTATTTGCTCATTTTACATTAAAAAATGCTAGAAAATATTGGGGAGAGAATAAATAAGGAGGATATATGAACAAAGAAGAAATGGAAAGTGCTGTTACAATGATATGCACAGTACTAAAAGGATTATTAGAACAAGCTGGATTATACATAGCTGTTGATAAAAAGACAAAAGAATTTGTTTTTATCGAAAGAGAAAGCTTTGATAGAGGAGATAGCAGAGGAAGAACAGCTAGAGTATCTATGGAACAAATAAATGTAAAGGAATAGGGGAGAAAAATGGATAAAAAAGAAAATACAATAAAATACTTCATGAAGGCATCAGAAAATGAGGAATTATTTACAACTATCGCAATGGAAGAATGTGCAGAATTAATTCAAGCAATAAGCAAAGCAAAACGAGGCAAATTGGATGCTGACAACATGGCAGAGGAAATAGCTGATGTACTAATAGGAATTGAATGGCTTAAAGAATTATATGATATTGATGCTTTAGAAGTACAAAAGTGGATAGCATATAAACAAAACAGAATCGCAAAAAAACTGGAAAATAGGGGGTAAGTATATGGCAGAGCAATACAGAAAATTTAGATTTATCCTAAAAAGTGGTAAGGAATTTGAGGTAAATATAAGTGGAGATAAAGTTATAGAACGATTAGCGTTAGCAATGAATACAACAGAGAAAATTCCTGATGAATTAGCTATTCAAGAAGGAGCATTTCTTATAAGATTATCAGAAGTAGCAGCTATAGTTGATATAACAGAAAATTAGGTGATATCAATGAAATGTAAATACTTTAAAAAAGAAACTGGCGATAAATACTGCAGCAACTATTTAGGACCACAAATAGTAGGAGCATATGGAGAAGGAACGATTATAAAACATAACTGTAAAGATAAATGCAAGTATGTTGATTGTAAGAAACTTGAAGAATTACAAGTACTAAAAAGGGGGTGATAAGCTTTGCTATTAAGCAGAGTGAATGAAATTGTAGAACTGGCTAGAATCTACATGATAGCTTACAAGTTAGAACCTATGGAGGCTATCGAATGTGCAATAAAAGATATAGAAGAACATGATAAGGGGGACTATTGATGGGAGAAAGAAAATTGGTATATCCAGCGATATACAAACATTTTAAAGGAAAAGAGTATATTGTATTAGCTATTTCAACTCCAAAGAGTTCTGGAGAATTACGAGATTATAAAAAAATAACTTGGTATCCAGTTATGACAAGATATACAGAATATATAGAACCTAGCTTAGCAAACATTCCAACTTATAGACTTGAAGATGGAACTAGAGTTCATCCTAAAATATATGTAGATACAAAGTTAGTCATATATATGGCTTTATATGGAGATTATCAAATATATGCTAGACCATATGATATGTTTATGAGTGAAGTGGATAAAGAAAAATATCCAAATGCAAAACAAAAGTATAGATTTGAATTAGAAACCGAGTATTATTAAAGGGGAAAACAATGAGAGAAATGAAAGTAAGAGGCTATTCTTTAGATGAAGGCCAATGGATAAAAGGTTTCGGAGCAGAATACAATGATGATCTAGAAACATATTTAGTACATAATTACCGAGGATTCTTTGAAGTAGACGGAGAAAGCATCGGAGAATATACAGGATACAAAGATATTAATGATATAGAAATATGTGAAGGTGACATAGTAGAAACAACTAGAGGATTAAATCATATAATTGGAGCGGTTATATATCGCAAAGCAAGTTGGTATATACAATCAAAAGAAGGATATAACGTTAGACTTATTTCTATATTCTCTACTGCAGAAAATAAAATTATAGGAAATGTGTATGAAAATAAAGAGTTGTTGGAGGAAAACTATGAATAGGGAAATTAAATTCAGAGGGTATGACAAATTCGATAAAAGATGGGTTTATGGTTATGGATTACATCAATCAATTTTTATAGATGGTTCATCTAATGCATACGTAACAGCTGGTATTAGAGAAGTATTTATTGTAGATAAGGAAAGTGCTGGACAATATACAGGTTGTAAAGATGCTAACGGCAAAGAAATATATGAAGGAGATATAGTGGAAAAGGACTTTATGGAACCATGGCTTGACGATTCAAAACTTATAGGTGTTGTAGAAATGATAGAGGGTTGCTGGTGTGTTGTTAATGATAAAAAGAAGGTAGCTAAAAATCTATGGAGTGAAACAGATGTTAATCGTGTAATAGGCAATATATACGAAAATAAAGAACTACTGGAGGTGGAATAATGAGTAATGATTTTTTAAAAAAATGTGAAAACTGTAAAAATTACGTAAATAATGAATGTAAAATCTTTTTACTAACAAACATACACCAAGCTTGTGAACATTGGGAAGAAAAAATATATACAATAAAAGAAGTATGTGAAAATTCTAAAAAAGAAATAGAACAAATAAATGACCCAGTTAACCATCCATCACATTATACTGATGGAAATATAGAGGTAATGGATTTTATTGAAGATAAACAACTAAATTTTGCTAGAGGTAATGTAATTAAATATGTTTCTAGAGCTGGTAAAAAAGACTCAAATAAAGAATTAGAGGACCTTAAAAAAGCATCATGGTATTTAAATAGAGAGATAGAAAGATTAAATAAGGAGACAGATTAATGGAAGATAGAAAAGAGTTAATAAAAGCACTTAAAGTAATTCAACAAACTTGTAAATCTGTTACAGGTAAACAATGTGATGATATGTATGAATCAGGTAACTGCCCTATATATGATATACTAGGTAGTTGCACTTTAGAGGATGTTCCAGAAGATTGGTACATAGAAGAACATGAATAGAGCAATAGCAGATGCAATAATCATAGTGGTTATTGGTGCATGGATAGTGAGTAAGTTATATATGTAAGGGGGATAAATGAAACCAGGATTTGAAAAACGTTTTAATAAAGAAGATCTAGTTTATTGGTGTCATAAAAAAGCACATGAATATTCTGTTCAATATGGCTTAGTAGATGAACAATTTTCTGATGCAGTTATAATTGATTATATTGTGCCAAGAGAACGTAGAATTATAGACGGAATACCACTTGATGAATTTAAGAGCGAGGAAAGATATAGAAAACTACCTAAAGGTTGGTCTTATGATACAAAATTATTTGAAGTAACACATGAAGTTTTAGATGAAGAAGAAAATGAATTTTTAAGAAATTGTAAAATTACCGATTCTAAAGGTATAAAAGAGGCATATAATAAAGGTTATTTAGTTAAAAAGAATAAAATCTTTGGAGGAAATATAGAAACAGAAATTACAAAGCAAGGTTTTAGAGTTGTTAAAAAATGGCCGATGTATGTTCCATATATAACACATGTATCTATAAGACCTGATAAAGTATATTTTACTTATGAAGAAGCAAAAAAAGAAGTTGATGATAATATTGCAGAATTTAATAGACAAGCAGAATTGTCTGAGTATGATTGGTGCGTTGAACAGATAGATAAAACTCTTAGTAGATTTAAATTTTACAAAGGTTTATCTGATGAAGAAATAAATCAATATAGGGAATGGATACTTGGATTAGACAATATAGAAAATATAGAAACTAGAATATCCGGTGGAGAAATTCAATGGAGATATCTAAATAAGAAAAGATGGTGTAATATTGAACTTTAAAACAGGAAAATGTAAATTGAAAAAGAATGTATCTAAAAAAATAAATCAGCTTAATTTTGGACGAGGTAAAAAGTTTGAATATCAATATATAACTGGAAATAGAGTCAGAATATTCAAGAAAGGTATACAACTAATTATGAGCAAAGAAGAGTTTAATAACAATTTTGAGATAATAGAATCTATAAAGTGGTGAAAACATGAGAAAAATCTTAGGAGGAAAAGAGAATGCCTGCCCTCTTTGTGGGGGTATGGTGTTCTTCTTAGAAATAGATTATGGAGTAGTCAGTCAATGCAAAGATTGTGGCTGTTTAACTAAAGGTAAAATGAGGGAGGAAGTTAAAATTTATGAAATGCAAACATGCAACAAAAGTGGGGAAACAAATAAAATGTTCTAAAATTAATGACTTATGTATGTTTTTAGATCCTGATGAAAAGAAATGTAGACAACTTAATGGCCAAGGACCTATAAAACAAACTAAACCTGTAGATACAAAGGAAAAGAAAATTGTAAAAAGTACATATTTAGCATTAGCTTTATCATGGTTAAAAATTAAATTCACAAGAGATTATCAAGGAAATTATGTATTTGAAAGAACAGAAAAATTTAACTATGCATGGGCAAAATTAAATCATTTGAGAAAAGAATTAGAAGAATGGGAGGAGGAATAATGGAAAATTTATTTAGTAGATTAAAAGGCGAAAAACTTAAAAGTATGAATTTAATGCAACATGAATTATGTGAATCACCAAGATGCGAAGAATGTAAGAAATATTATACTAAATGCACATTCAGAGAAAGAGAAGATAAAATACAGGAAGCATTTGAAAATTTGGAAGAAAAATTAAAAATATTAATAAAAGGTGATGATAGCGAAATATAAAATATATTAATTTATAATAGGAGGAATATTAACAATGGCAGAATTAAAAGTAAAATTAATGGCTCATACGCCTAATCCAGATGCAATAGTTGCAGCAGCAGCAAAACTTTGTTACTCACCAGTAGGAGTAGACGGAATAATGGAAAAACTTACAGATGAAGAAGTAGCAAAATTTGTAGAACATTTAGTAAGTATGGGACATGAATCTCCAATAGAACATGTTACATTTACTTTCGGAATTGAAGGAATATCAAGAAGTTGTTCTCACCAAATAGTAAGACATAGAATAGCAAGTTTCTCACAACAATCTCAAAGATATGTAAAACTAGATCAATTCGAATACATAATTCCACCAGAGATAGAACAAAACGAACATGCTAAAGAAATATTTGTAGAACATATGAATAATTGTCAAGAAGCATATGACGAGTTAGTATCAACTCTTATTCATAACAAAATGGATAAATTATATCCAACTTGGTTTAGTGATGTAGATAAAGAATTTGATCAATTAGAAAAAGAGGAACAAGCGAAACTAGACTTTTCGCCACTTAATTTATGGGCAAAGTACAATAGAAAAAAATACAATGCAATCGAGAAAGAAGCTATAGAAGATGCTAGATATGTATTTCCTAATGCTTGTGAAACTAAAATGGTTACAACAATGAATGCTAGAAGTTTATATAATCTTTTTAATAAAAGATGTTGCAATCGCGCTCAATGGGAAATTAGACAACTAGCAGATGAAATGCTTAAATTAGTAAAAGAAGTAGCACCTGTATTATTTAAAAATGCTGGAGCACCTTGTACAGTTACAGGTAAATGCCCAGAAGGTAGCATGAGTTGTAAAAATCCTAGAAAGTAGGTGAAATTATGAGACCAACATGGGATGAGTATTTTATGGAAATTGCTGAAATAGTAAAGAAACGCTCAACATGTATTAGAAGACAAGTAGGAGCAGTTATTGTAAAAGATAAACAAATTCTAGCGACTGGTTATAATGGAGCACCTAAAAAATTAAAACATTGTGAAGAAATAGGATGCAAAAGAGAACAACTAAAAATACCATCAGGACAAAGACATGAACTTTGTAGAGCTTTACATGCTGAACAAAATGCTATAATTCAAGCAGCTTACAATGGAGTTAATATAAATCATTCTACGTTATATGTAACTACAAAACCGTGTGTATTATGTGCAAAGATGTGTATAAATGCAGGAATAGAAAAAATAGTTTATTTAGGAGATTATCCTGATGAATTATCAAGTGAAATACTAGAAGAAGCAGAAATTGAATTAGTTAATTTTGATAAAAAATAAAATTAAATAGACTTATAGAAATGGGCTAGCTACTTAATTCTAGCCTGTTTTTTATTGTCGAAAAATAAATTTAAAAAAGTTTCAAATTCGCTTGACTATTGGTAACCAATAGTATATTATATAAGCATAATAAATAATAAGAAAGGGGTTAAGAAAGATGAAAAAGAATTTAATGAAAAAAGCTCATGAAATGACAAGAGAAATAGTTGAAAAATATGGCGATGTAGATTATAGAACTCAGTTAGGTTTATGTTTATCTTTCTTAGCTCAAGAAGGGGAACAAGAAATGAAAATAGAAGGAAAAAGCGAAAAACAAATAAGATATGCTAAAAATTGTAGAGAAACAAGAATAGTACAATTTGAAAGAAAAATAGAAAGATTAGGAGCAAGTGAAGAAAATAGAACAACTTATGAAGTAAGAAAAACTGCTGAAGAATTAGAACTTACAAAAGTTGAAGCATTACAAATAGGCATAAATGTATTAAAAAACATGACAAAAGCTTGGGAAATAATCAATGCTTGTGAATGTGATATAGAAATATTAATATACCACTACGGTCAACATAGATAGGAGGAAGATATATGGAACAAAGAAATTTGAAAGTAAGTTGTTGTAAAGCTGGAGGCAATGCAAGTAAAAATGCATTGTCTTACAAGTTAACTCTTCCAGTAGCATGGATTAAAGAAATGGGTATTGATTCAGAAAATAGAGAAATAACAGCTACTTTTGAAAATAATAAAATAATAATAGAGAAGGGGAAAAGAAATGAATAAATGGTACAGACTAGGTCAAGAGTTTAACAAAAAATTCACTAAGGAACAATTTTTCGAAATTCTAAGAAATAATAATTATACTAATGCACTTGGTTGTATAGGAAAGGACTTCAAAGAAAAAGATTATAAAAAACTTTGCAAGATTGTAGATCTTCCAGAAGAAACAGAAGAGATACATTATAGTTATGGAGAAAGAAAATATTATTTCTACCAAGGATATGACAAAAAATAAGGAGCAAATGCTCCTTCTCTAAACCAGCTACTGAAAGGTAAAGGTCTAAAGCCCTTGTAAATTGGCGATAGGAGAAAAGGCATACTTTCTGACATGATTTAATTGTGCTAGGAAAGTAAAATATATAATATAAAGGCGAAGTTGACAAGTTCTCGTCTAGATAAAAGGTCAACAAAGCAAAGGGGGATTAAAAATGATAAAGTACTTAAGTGTAACAGACGAAAAAGATAAAAAAAGACTACTAAAACAAAGATTAATCTTTGCAGACGTGGAAGAATTCAAGGAATGGAGAGAAGAAATAGGAGAATTTTCTTGGTCAGATGAATATTACAAAATTAGACCTGAAGATTTTGACAAAGAAAAATATTATCTTATAGACTGGGATGGTCATCCTACTTCTGGAGCTATAGATTATGCATTAAGAGAAGGTTATCAACTTTTTACTTGGAAATACACAAAAGAAATCAAAGATGAAGATATGTACTATGTAAGAATTGACCCATATATAGAAGAACATTTACAAAGTTACAGTCAAACAGTTAAGAAGTCACTATTTAGACATAGCGGCTTTTAACATAATCATCGGTTAGCCTTCCGAACAAAAAGGCTTTTTATTTTATTATAAGGAGAAATAAGATGGCTAAGATATATAACGAAAATAAGAATGTCTTAGATGCTGCTTTTGAAAGAATCGAATTTGCATTTAATGAATTTGATTCTATATTTTTATCAGTAAGTGGTGGAAAAGATAGTTCTATAATGATGCAACTAACTGCTAGAAAAGCTAGAGAGCTAGGAAAAAAGTTTTCTATATTATACATTGATTTAGAAGCACAATACAAAGCTACAATAGATCATGTAAAAGTATTAATCGATGAATGTAGCGATGTTCTAGAGGATGTTTATTGGTGTTGTTTACCTCTTAGTTTAAGAAATGCAGTATCAGTTATCCAACCCAAATGGATATGCTGGGATAAAAAAGATAAAGCTAAATGGGTTAGAAATATGCCTACAGGCAAATATAAAAAATATGTAATAAACGAAGATAATTATCCTAAGGAATGGGATTGGTTTGAAAGAGGTATGGAATTTGAAGATTTTATACTATACTTTGCTGATTGGTTTAATAAAAAACATGGAGGGATTACTGGAACTGGCGTAGGAATAAGAAGTGACGAAAGTCTTAATCGTTTTAGAACAATAATTTCAGATAAAAAAGTACGTTATAAAGGAAAACCATGGACCACTCAAGTTAAATTTAAACATATGAAAAATGTTTATAATTTTTATCCTATTTACGACTGGAGAACAGAAGATGACTGGGGTGCAGTAGCTAAATTAGATTTAAAATTCAATGAAATATATGAACTTATGTATAAAAATGGTGTAAGCATACATGAACAAAGACTTTGTCAGCCCTATGGAGACGACCAAAGGAACGGATTAGACCAATTCAAGGCATTAGAATATGAAACATGGGAAAAGGTCCTTAATCGTGTACATGGCGTTAATTTTGGCAATATTTATGCTAGAAGTTCTCTTTTAGGAAATATAAAATCAGAAAAACCATCTAATATGACATGGGAACAATATACAGTATGGTTACTAGAAAGTATTGGGTTATATGCTCCAGAACTTCGTGATCACTATCATAAAAAAATTACAACATTCTTAGATTGGTATGAAAAACATGAAGGAGTCAAACTTCAAGACATAAAAGATGAAGAAGATAGTAAATTAGAATCTGCTAAAAAAGTAGCATCTTGGAGAAGAATTGCTAGAGCTATTGAAAGAAATGACTTTTGGATGAAAAGACTATCTTTCGGTCAAACAAAAGGTGATGTAGAAAGAATGTTTGAACTTAAAAAGAAATATAATAACTTGTTAGATGCAAATGCTACAAATGATAAACATCTAAAACAAGTTGCTGAGAAAATAAATAAAGGAGTAGATTAATATGGAACAATTATCTTTTGATATGAAAATAAATAATGAGTTAAAACTAGAAGATATACTAAACTTGTTAAAAGAAAAAGTCAACTCTATGGAATTGGATGAAAAAGTAGAGGCTATCAACTCTATAAAAGAAGCATTAACAGAGGTTTCACCATTTGAAGAACCTGTTGATTGTGTACGTTGGATAAAAGCTGATAAAGTTAAAGCAAATGAATACAATCCTAATAAAGTTGCTAGTACAGAAATGAAATTACTTCATACATCTATAAAGCTAGATGGTTATACTCAACCTATCGTGGCTTATAAACTTGAAAATGGAGAATATGAAGTTGTTGACGGATTTCATAGAAATAGAATTGGAAAAGAATACAAAGATATAAATAAAAGAATCCACGGATATTTGCCTATAGTTGTATTAGATAAACCATTAGATGAACGTATAGGAAGTACAATAAGACATAATAGAGCTAGAGGAACACATCAAATACGTTCTATGAGTGAAATAGTTTTAGATCTTGCTAAGGCAGGCTGGACTGATGAAGAAATTTGTAAAAAAATAGGAATGGAACTAGATGAGGTAATCAAATTAAAACAAATTACTGGATTAAAAGAAGCATTTCAAAATCATGAATTTAGTAAATCATGGGAGGAATTTGAAAGTAAGTATTATGATTAGGGGGATATTATGAAACTAAAAGAAATGACTGTAGAAGAATTAAAAAGTTTAGCATTAGATATAAAAGAAGAACTAAATAAAAGAATTAGAGATATAAAACAAGCTCAGGCAGAAGTTAATAGAATATTAGATAAAACTTATACGTTCTATTTTAAAACAGAATGTAATGTTAAAAATAAAGGCTACGTAGCAAGATGCACTTATGGCAAAAAAGGAATTGAAAGATACTTTTATAATTTGCAAGAAACAAGATGCAGAAATGATGTAGTTATAGAAGGTGATTTTGAAGCTAATGAATTAGATATTTTGGATATAAGATATAGAAATAACAACTACGGTTATTCGTGTTATTATATCGTTTTAGATGGTAAATTAACTGAAATATGTGATGTAGATGATATACACAAAGTTTCTACTATAAAGAGATATTTAAAAGGCGAAATTGTATTTGAAAACTTCTTAGAAATAGTAGGAATAAAAGAAGTGAAAGTTGGTGCTATAGATGAATTACTTGAAGACTAATTTGTTTAAACACCAGCAACAGGCTTTTAATAAACTTAAAAACTTGAAAGCTTGTGCATTATTTATGGATATGGGTACAGGTAAAACAAGAACTGCACTCGAATTAATCCAAAACAAATTAAACAAAGGTAAGATAACAAGGGTATTTTGGATATGCCCTTGTTCTACTAAAAAGAATTTAATTTCAGATATAAATAAACATTCTATATTTTCTGCTGCTTATATAGAAAATATTCAAAATGAATTTATATGTATTATAGGAAGTGAAACAATTAGCAAATCAGATAAATATTATTTGAAATTAGTAAATCTGATTAAACAAAACACACATTCGATGTTAATTCTAGATGAAAGTCATATGTTTAAAAATCCAAAAGCTGTAAGAACAGAAAGAATTTCAAAACTTTCAAATCAAGTTAGCAATAGAATGATATTAACAGGAACTCCAGTTACACAAGGTATATGGGATTTATACAGTCAATTTTATTTTTTACATCCTAAAATACTTGGATATAATAGCTTTTATGCTTTTGCTGCTAATCACTTAGAGTATTCAGATAAATATCCAGGGCAAATAATTGATACACATAATACAGATTATATAACAAAGAAAATCAATCCTTACGTTTATCAAATTACTAAAAAAGAATGTTTAGATTTACCACCTAAAACTTATACTGATTCATATTTTTATTTTGACGATGATCAAGAAAGAGTTTACAACAAAATAAAACAGTATTTTATAGACAAAATTGATTTAGATAATTTTAATGGTGAATATATTCTTAATATGCTTAACTATTTACATAGAGTAGCAAGTGGATATATAGATTTAGAAATAAAAGAAGAATATTATATAGAAGGTGAAAAATGCAACAGGATAATAGAATTTAAACATAAAAGTTACAATAGAGCAATAGAAACAATAGAACAACTTAAATTAACACCAAAAGGAAGCAAAACAATAATATGGCATAAATTTAATAGTGATTTAGAATTATTACAACATGTTTTAGATAAAGAACAAATAAAATATGTTTATGTTAACGGAAAATCAAAATTAAAAGACCGTGAGAAAGCTATAGAACAGTTTAAAGCATCAAAGGATATAAATACATTAGTAGTAAATATAAATGTTGGAAATCTAGGATTAAACTTACAAGAGGCTAACTATATGATATATTACAATTCTACATTTGATTATGCTAAAAGAATACAGTCTGAAGATAGAATATACAGAATAGGACAAAATAAAAATTGTCATATAATAGATGTATTATCTTATTCTGGAATAGACAGCATGATAGAAAAATCTATAGAAAATAAAAGTAGTTTAGCTAGATGTATAAGACAAGAAATAAATGAAATAAAAGATGATAAAGAGAAAATAGAAGAATTTAAAAAGAAAATACTAAATGAATTTTAAGGAGAATATGATGGAAGAACAAAGAAATTTGAAAGTAAGTTTTAACAAGAGTGGTGGAACAGCTGGGAAAGGCGGAATAACAAATAGAATAACTATTCCAACTGCTTGGATTAAGGAAATGGGTATTGATTTAGAAAGCAGAGAGGTAATCGCTACTTTTGACGGGAATAAAATAATAATAGAAAAAGGGAAAAGAAATGAAAGCTTATAAAACAAGAACTTGGAATGATTACAAAATCTTAAAGGAGGATTCTATCAACACAGTTGATTTAAGTGAAATAGCAGAAGTAAAATTAGCTGAAAAAAACGGAGAACAATATATATTCGGAATAACAAACAATGTAGATGATACATGGTGGCAAGGATTTAAACTAGACTATGAGTATGATGGTAGAGATTTATTCAAGTTATATGATTATATAATAAATAATCGTTAATTAATATTAATCAGCTAGGGATAAATGAAGATAACAGAAAAATACAGTTAACTTTTGACAAAGATAGAATAATTATAAAGAAAATGGGGGATTAATAGATGAATTTAGAAGAAGGTTTAAGAAGAATAGATGAATTAGCTTTGGCGGGACAAGATTTAAGTGATTACCCATATAGAGATGAAATAATATATACAGAACACAGTGATATATTTTTTACTCTTTATAATCATAGAACACCGAGAAGAG